ATCATCCGGAAACGGGGGCACCGTACGCCTGGCCTGAGGAAGGGCTGGCAGACATTGACATCGCGAGCCTGCCGGGGATCACCGCGGAGCAGGCGGCGGCCTTTCTCGACGAGGCTTCGGCTCTGCTGCCCGAAGCGCTGCGCCAGAAGAGCCTTGGCATCGGGGGCACAGGGGAGGCCATCGTGCCCTCGCATGGGCAGAGGGGGACGCTGCCAGCCATCCGCGCTGCGCTCGCCTGGCTTCCCAACGAGGAACTGGACTACGACAGCTGGGTGCGCATCGGCATGGCGCTGAAAGGCGCCATCGGGGAAGAGGGTGTTCTTCTCTTTGCCGGATGGTCAGCCCAGGCTGCGAAGGATGTCCCGGACACGACCGCCAAGGCGTGGGCGAGTTTCCGTCCGGACCGCATCGGCGCCGGCACCATCTATCGCCTCGCCATGGAGCGTGGCTGGCAGCCTGACGTGAGCCTGGTGCTCGATGGTGAACCCCGGGACGACGTTCATCCAGCCGCAGGTCTACTGGCGCGACTGGTGGAGGAAGAGCCGGCTGTCGCCTCGGCTTCGGCCTCACCCTTCGATCTGGTAATCCCTGACGGACTCGTGGGGGATCTCACGCGCTACATGATCGCGACTGCCCGCCGGCCGCAGCCGTTGCTGTCGCTCGGCGCCAGTCTCTGCGCCATCGGGGCGCTGATGGGCAGGCTCTACCGGACGGAGAGCAATCTCCGCTCCAATCTCTATGTGGTGGGTATCGCCGACAGCGGCTCCGGCAAGAACCACGCCCGGGAGATCGTCAACGAGGTGTTCTTCGAGGCGGGACTTGCCAATCACCTCGGCGGTAACAAGATCGCCTCGGGTGCGGGGCTTCTGACGGCACTTCACCGCCAACCGGCCATTCTGTTCCAGATCGACGAGTTCGGCATGTTCCTCTCCGCAGCCGCGGACAGGAAGCGCAGCCCGCGTCACATCACCGAGATCCTCGACAACATGACGGAGCTATACACGGCCGCGGGCGGCATCTTCCTCGGAGCCGAGTACGCCAACCGTGACGGGATGAATGACCGGCGTGATATCGTGCAGCCCTGTCTCTGCGTCTACGGCACCACCACGCCTCTGCACTTCTGGGGAGCGCTTCAGGGGGCGAACGTCGCTGACGGCTCGCTTGCCCGCTTCCTCATCCTGCCCAGCGACGAGGATTACCCGAACGAGAACCTCAGCGCGGGGCTGCGGAATGCGCCGCCCATTCTACTCGACGGCCTGCAACTAATCGCTTCAGGAGGGGGCCGTCAGATTGGCAACCTTGCAGGCAAGATGTCGGGGAGCAGCAGCGCGGCCGATGCGACGGTCGTGCCCATGACGCCGGAGGCCAGGGCATGCTTTGCGTCGCTGAGTGCGGAAATGACCGAGGAACTCAGGGCCGCCGCGGGTACGCCATTCACCGCGATCCTCGCCCGCATCGGCGAAAACGCCATGAAGATTGCGCTGATCGTGGCGGTGGGCCGGGAGCCCGTGCAGCCTATCATCGGGCGGGAGGATGCCGAGTGGGCGATCGGCTTCGTGCGGCATTTTGCCAAGCGCACCATGGATGCGGTCGAGCGGCATGTCGCTGACAGTGAGACGGAGGCCCATCTGAAGCGAGTTCGCGAGATCATTCGCGCGGCTGGCAAGAATGGTCTCACGAAGTCGGAGATCACGAGGGCGTCGCAATGGCTCAAGGCGCGCGACCGCAACGACATTCTTGAGACGCTGGTCGAGAGTGGCGACATCAAGCCGGTGATGCGCGGCTCCGCGACGAAGCACGCCATGGCGTTCCTGCTGGTGAGGTAGGGAGATCCTTCAATGTCACTGAACCGCGTCTTGAAGCGTCGAACGAGGTTAAATGACGGAACCATAAGAGGAATTGCGGATCCTTCAAATCCTTCAATCTTTCAAGCGGACATCTCTCAATGTATCCATGTACGCGCGCGATATAGAGAGACATGTATCTATATAATAATTGAAGTATTGAAGGATTATACAAGGTACAACCATTCCAACACCTTAGGCCGGGAAATCTTTCAAATGAGCCCGCTGAAGGTTTTGAACGATTAGCTGAGCGGTTTACGCCGCTCCGCAGATGACCTGACCAGACCCCTTTCGGGTCCGGGCGATGCGCCTCCCTCACCGGACAGCGACGTCGCCCCGGCCGCCAACCCGAAGAGGAAGTCGTCATGACCCAATCCCCTGAAAACGTCGCGAGCATCCTCGCACTCGACTTGGGCAGCACCACCGGCTGGGCTGTTCGCAACGGCCGCTGCCGCATCCTCCATGGCACGGCCGAGTTCCGTCCCACCCGCTTCGAGGGTGGCGGCATGCGCTACCTGCGCTTTGGCAAGTGGCTGGACCAGGCCCTGGAGGTCACCGGCGGCATCGATGCCGTCTACTTCGAAGAAGTGCGTCGGCACATCGGCACGGATGCCGCTCACACCTACGGCGGCTTCCTGGCGGCGTTGACCAGCTGGTGCGAAGCGAAGGGCATCGCCTACCAAGGAGTGTCCGTCGGGACCATCAAGCGCTTCGCCACCGGCAAGGGCAATGCCGACAAGCAGGCGATGATCGCTGCCGTGCGCGAGCGCGGCTTTGAATCGGCAGATGACAACGAGGCGGACGCCATCGCCATCCTGCTCTGGGCGCTCGAGACGAAGGGTGGTGTCGCATGACGAGCCCCGCCGAGAAGTTCCTGAAGCACGTTGCCAACGTCATCGCAGAGCGCAGCACTCAGTACGGCGATGCCGGAGGCAGTATGGCGTCCATCGCATCGAGGTGGTCAGCCACGCTCGGCAAGGAGATCACCACGGCACAGGTGGTTCTCTGCCTCCTCGACCTGAAGCTGGCACGGCTGGCTCACGACCCCACCCACGAAGACTCGGCAGTCGACGTCTGCGGCTACGCCGCCCTGCTGCGCGAGATCACCGAAACCTCTAAGACGGAAGGACGCTGAACATGGCAGCTGGACGCAAGCGCAAGCCCGGCAAGCGCTATCCCTGTGGGAAGCTCACGAAGCAGCAGCTGGAGATGGACGCCATGAGTACCGTGATCGATGCCCGGCGCCGGCATTTCGGTGTCACCGCGAAACAGGCGAAGGACGAGAGGCTTGGTACAGCGCTCGGCCGTCTCGCCTTCCGGGAGATGATCAGCGAGACGCAATACCAGGCCGGTGTGGCGTTCGCCCAGCTTTACCGTGACCACCACGCGATGATTGGCTTGCCCTCACCCAGCCCGCGTTCTGTGGCAGGACTGCTGATCAACGAGGGGATCTTCGGTGCGAGCCCCAGTGAGCCGGTGCTGGAAGTCATCGAGAAGGTGAAGCGGCGCTTCAACGACGCGACCAATGTGCTGGATGCTTGTGATCGCGAGCAGCGCATGTCGGCGGGCAATCGGCCGACCCTGCTGGTCTACCGCGTTATCTGCACTGACCAGGATGCGATGCATTGGCCCGAGGAGGACCTGGGAAATCTCCGCGTGGCGCTGAATGCGCTGGTGCGGGTATTCAGACTATGAAGCCTCAGCTGAGCATCTTGGGAAGCTGCCGTTCTACCACTGAACTACGCCCGCGATGGAGCAGAGATGAATGGGGGTGGGGAAGGGTGGCACCCCCTCTTCGACCGGTTACAAACCTCTCAACCAGCTCCGCTGCCGAGAGTATTCTTATGGATGATCCCGTTCTTCATGATGATGCTGAACTTATGTTCGGGGTCCGCCACAAGATCAATATTCTCAAGCGGGTTTCCATCGACGACCAGGATGTCAGCGAGAGCACCCTTTGCGATTACGCCAAGCTTGCCCGGATAGGGATTCCGCGAGCCGGACATTGCGAGGAGTTCAGCATTGTTGCTGGTTGCCATGACGAGTATTTCGGCGGGCCGGTACCAGCGCTTCATAGCCGCAAGCAAGTGACCCTGCTGTTTAGTGCTTGGCGGATTGAAAAGGATGTCCGTTCCCCATGCTACCTTTAGGTTCAACTTGCGAGC